ACAACATCGGTTTGATTCTAAATACCCTCTCGGAGATACTAGGGCCCCTAGAAAGGGCATGGGTACTCAAGTAGAGAAAGATATTCTACCTGAAGAACACATGAAATCATTATCTGATTTCCCTCACTTGGTCGAGGATCATAGAGAATTTATATCAAGGTTATTGCCTATCAATGCATTCCCTATAGATTCGCCGATTCCAGAAAAGCGAGATATCGCCGGAACGGTTGTAGGTCTTACAAAAGACCGAGGTATGAAGGTTCGCTTTATTGCTAACCCCTACCGAACGATTCAGCTCATTCTCTCGCGTTTAAAGAACGCATTAGAGGACTTTCTGAAAGATTTACCAGAAAGCGCTGTATTCGACCAAGAGAAAGGAATGGAATGGGTGAAAACCCAACTATTAGAAGGAAAGAAATTATCCTCCTTAGATTTGTCAAGTTGTACCGACAATCTACCTTTAGTATTCCAAATTGAACTCCTGTTGAAGTTATTTCCCCGGTTATCCGAGGATATAATGATTTTTCAAAAGGTGTCAAGAATGGATTGGAAAACTCCCTTTTGTACCGTTTGTTGGGAAAAAGGCCAACCCTTAGGAACTGGGCCATCATTTTCAAGCTTTACGATCTTCCACATTTTCCTCATAAGAAGTTTAGGAGGGCATGCGGGAAATTTTCGAGTAATAGGCGACGATGTTGTTATATCGGAACCTCGATTGGCAAAGTTATATCAAATTGCTATCGGAAAATTGAATGTCGAAATTTCTTTGAGTAAGTCTTTGTTTGATTCTGACCTTGCAGAGTTTGCAGGGAGGATTATTGATAAGTATGGTACTTATCATGTTTTCAAAGCATCCCCGATGGATCTAAAGAATGACCCATTAGGTTTACTCCGCCAGTATGGCGAAAGTGCGATGAAATCCGTCAGGATTCCTGTATCATTCAAACGGCATTTGAAGCTTTGTTATCGTCTGTTTTACGGTCGTTTGACCAAAGATGATTTAGCAAAGATTAACGGTGACTCTTTGTTTAGAGTTTTCGAAAAGAAACTACCTTTAGTTTCCGCTCGTCCTGTCTATCAAGTTAGACGACAGGGTACCAAATCCGACAAGATCAATTCCGGTGAAACTTCAGGCATTCCGCCTGTGTTTATCGAAAGAGAAATTATTGAGGATGGTAAAGCTAGAAGAGAATTTCGGCAAGATTATGAATTGAAACCTTACCAATCGTTTCTGTTCTTTAATTCTGCTTCACCAAGTATATTTGATCGAGCATCTTTTAGAACAGCCCAATACCCATTAGGGTTAGGC